CCGCAGCTTAGCTGCTTTCCTGCCGCCGTGCCGGCCGCGCCGATTGTTGCGACCACGGCCGTTACGTCCTTCGTTACGCCGACTGTGAACTGAATGCCGGCCGGTAGCGCGGCCGCCTGGTTAGCGAGCGTCATGGTGATGACAGCGGATCCGCCGGGCGCGACAGGCGCCGCCGGCGTGGTCAGGGCAAGGGTCGTACTTTGCGCCTGCGCGAACGCGACGCCGAAGATCAGCAAAGAGAGCGTTGTGAATGTAGCTTTCAAGTTATTCTCCTTTTTACGAGTCAACCAGATACCGCGCCGTGCCGCCCGTCGACGGCGTGCCGGCCGCGTGCGGATGCACTGCATAGAGCGTGGTGATCGGTGGCGGATTCCGTACCACGGGCGCGTTGATCGCCTCGCCACTGATGACGCCGTTGCTGCTGCTATTCAGGTCGACGTTCTGCGTCCCGCCGCCGCCGCCCGTGGCGATGAGTAGCCACGACATCTGCGACGGATTCGAGGCGTTGCCGTTCGTCGGGTCTTCGTCGAAGGCGAGCGCGAAGCCTTGCGCGATCGTGCGTGCCGAAACGCTGAACGTCGACTGCCCATTATTCGGCAGGGAATCGTCAAAGACGCCGTAAACGCTCGGGTCGGCGAGCTGCCACGTCCCGCCCACTTTGTTGAATTCGAAAATGCCGGTCGCGTTCGAAGCGCCCGAACTCAGGAACGCCGAGAAGAAGATCCACGCCGCGCCGGCGGCGTCTAGCGCCGCTGTGAACATCTGGATAGGCGCAAAGTCCGTACTCAGCGTCGTTAGATCCGTGTAGGTCCAGGTCGGGTTATCCGCGTCCGTGGCTTCGAACACGCCGCAGTCCTGCGCGGAAAAGCCGCTCGAGGCCGGCACGGTTACGGTATTCGAGATGGAATCGTAAACGCCCGGCCAGACGTTCGGGCCGTTCATCGTCGAGGAGATCGACTGCAACGTCCCGAGCGTATCGTCCGACTTCAAGGTCTGCTGACGAACGACGTTCGACAGCCCTTGCATGATGATGTGAATACGATCCGAGCCGCCCTTGACGACGCGCAAGAGGTTGTAATTGTTGGCCTGGCCGGTCCCGATGGTCTGCACGGCACCGAATCCGCCCGAATACTTGACGTAACACGTACGCCCGCGGTTGACGGCGCTCACTATCTCGGCCGGGCCTTCGTAAAAGACGATCAGATCGCCGGAGGATCGCCGCTCGAGGTCAAGCACCTGATTGGTGCCTATGCCGCTCGAGGTGATCGTCGGGCCGCCCGTGTTCACGGTTCCCCAGGTCGACGTCGCCATATTGAATTCGGCGATCCGGATCGATAGGTCCGTGTGCACGTACGCGATATAGATCACGTCGCCCGCGGTCGTCGAGGCGGCGTTCTGGCAATTGGCCGAGCCGGGATCTACCGCGGCGATCGGCTTATGGTTTCCGCTGTCGGCCTCCGACCACGTGGCGCCGGTGTCGGTCGACAGATAAACGGTAACGAAGTGATTCGTTTGATCGACCACGACGTTGAAAAGGTGCGTGTGATCGGTCGAGAGCTGATACGTACCGGAAAGGTTCTGGACTACGCCAAAGCCGGGAAATGCTGCAATCTGAGAAGCCATACTATTTCGGAGTGCTAAAAACGGCCTTGACTGTCAAGCCCTGCCCGGCCGAGACGTTGCCGACGTTGACCACGTCGAACGTCACTACGTCGCCGGTGTCCACGATCTGCGTACCGTTGGCGACGTTGAGAATGTTGTTAACCGTGGTGTTCGGCGAGGCAGACGGCGGGATTTCGATATATTTTCCGGCCGCCATGGCGGAAACGCCGTTGATCTTCATGTCGATCTGAACAGGTGCGCCCACCGGCGGCGCAGACATCGCCGCCTGGAGCTGCGTCAGAGTGCCCGGCCGGTCGATAATGCCGGGATTCGATACGGAAACGCCCGTCGCCAGGTCGCCGCCCGTGCTGGCAAGCGTGACGGTCTGGTGCTGCAGGTTCGGCTGCGCGATCTCCGTTCGGGCGAGTAGCGACTGAATCCAAGTAAAGGCGTTGCCGTCGTCGCCATTGGTGTTTACCTGGATCTTGCGCCGGAAGCTCGATCCGCGGCCGAGGTCTGAGCCGATCGACTGCGAATCCATCTGATCGACGACGCAGGTAACGTTATTCAGGCCGAGCTCGGGAATGTTGACGAGCTGCAACATCCCAGGCTCGAGGCCGGGGATATCCGTCTCGTACGTGATGTAACGCGGTAGCGGGATCGCCTTCGCCAGCATTCCGTTCGCGATCTGTTGCGCCTGGTCGAGCGGCAGGTCGCGTTGCTCCCAGACTTCCTCATAGCGCCCGCTGCCGCCCTCGGCCGCGGCGCGCGAGGCGATCTCGGCGTCGTTCTGCGCGGAAACCACGTTCAAGGTGAGCGAGCCGTAATCGATCTCGACCGTGTGCCCGGCCGGGATGCCGGCGAGAAAGAAGACGCCTATCCCGTTCGGGATCCAGTACCAGCCCGAAGCCCAGCCGGGATCGACGCCGGCCGCTTTCAGCGCAACGGGCACGCCATCGAGCTTGACGACTGGAGGCAGCGCAACGGAAAACACGGTAGGAAAACTCGTCTGCCCGGCGTAGCTCGTGATCGTTTCGGTGCGTGTCGTCGTGATGAGATTTTGCGAGGTGCGGACATACTGCACGTTTCGGTAGTTCGTTCGCGTTTGTAGCACCTGCAGGTTGCGCCAGTTGCCATCGTTCATTTCGATATTGAACGGCGCCGCGGCGCCCTGCGAGAGCGGCGTGAAGTGCAGGTCGCGGTTAAAATCGATCCACCATTGCACCTGGTCCGAGCTGATGTCGCGCAGCTCGTTGAAAACGTCCGTCACCTTGCGGTAAAGCCAGCTCACATCGGCCGGCAGCGGATCCGCGCCCGAGACGTTAACCATGGTGATGTTCTCGCCGCTTAGGGCGGTCGCGAGAATGTCGCGGATGACGAGAAAGTAACTGGTACCTTGCGGGTAGTCCTGAGCCACGAGCCGGTGATCACAGATCCCCGCGAAGTCCACGCACGCAATCTGATAGTGCCGAATCGTCGTCGACTCCTCGAGGAAAGCCGTTACGGTGTCGATCGTGCCCGCGAACTCCACGTAACCGGAATCCGTGATCTTGACGATTTGGCCGACAGTTGGAAACGCCGTTCCGCCGGCGTCGGTCATCTCGAAATTGCAGGTAGCGCGGCCGCTCAGTTGCCGCGTGATCCGCGTCGTCGTATAAAGCAGGTTTTCCGAGCGGTTTACGCCGCCGATCAACAATTGAATGCCGCCGACGCCGCCTATAACGGTCGGGATGCCTACGACGCTCATGCTTCGATCCCCCGAGGCAGCAAGATCTGAGACGATCCGAGAATATGGCCCGCGGTCGTACCGTTGCCAAATACGTTCGCTGATGCGATGCCAGCCGCGCCGATATTGGCCTTAACGTACGCCGTCCCGAATGCCTGCGCCGAAGCGATGCCAGTTGGCCCTAGAACCTTGCCCAGCGTGACAGTTGCCGAGCCGAAGGCCGCAGCCGAAGCGATCCCGGTAGTGCCGAGCGTGGCGTGTACCGCCGGCGTGCCGAAGGCCTGCGCTGAAGCGATGCCCGTTGGCGACAGGGTGACCACGCCGCGGCTGATAGTTGCCGAGCCGAAGGCCTCGGCCGAGGTGATGCCGGTCGGCCCTACAGTCGCCTGGATGTAATCTGATCCGAAGGCCTGCGCCGAGGCAATCCCGGTCGGCTGTAGGGTCTGCGTCCCGCCGGCGATTAACACGCCAAAGATGCGCGGGTCGGGCCGTTCCTGCAGGAACGCCCGCGGATTCTGAGCCAGGAGCGCCGCGTCGGCCGCGGTGAGCATGCGCTTCCACGCCGCGAACGTGTCTATATAGGCGTCGATACAGCCGGTGAATCCGAACGTGGCGCGGCCGATAAACAGATTGTGAGCGACGTCTGAACCCTTCGTGCCGGAGCCGTTCGTGTTCGCGACGTGCGCCTGCGGCACGCCGTCGATGTAATGGACGACGTTAGCCGCGGCCGTGGTCCCGTCATAGCAGACCAGCCACGTATGCCAAACGCCCGTGGACGGAATCGCGATTCCGGCCGAGAGGTTGCTGCTCGTGTGCTCAATGATGAGCGAGAAGTCGCCCACGCCGACATTGAGACCGAGCTCCCAGCCGATGTTAGTAGCGTTATTGTCGTTTCGCTCGGCGAATCCGCCCGAGGCCGCCGTCGAGTTGAGCTTAAAGCGAAGAAGCCAGGAGCACGGCCCGAGGGTCAAGTCCTGCGCCATCGTCGGCTGTCCGCAGTCGACGTAAGAATTCGTAGCCGAGGCGCCGGATTGGATCAGCAGCGCGCTTCCCTGCTCGCCGCCCTTCCACAGAGGCGGATTCGTGCCGGCGAGAACCGCGACAGGAAACGGCTGGACTAAGTTCTGCGGCGCGCCCGCGCCTTCGCCGATGAGATAGGCACACGCGAGCGATTGGGATAGCGGGTGGCCCCACTCTATGCGCCTACCAGGAATGTTCTGGCGCATGGCTTCGCCTTACGCGATCGAATCGCAGGTAATGAGATACGCCTCGACGTTCACGGCCTGGCCGGTTGAGAGAGTATCGATCACTAAGCGAATGCGGCCGATCGCCGTTAGATCGAGCTGAACGGCGAACTCGTCGGCCTTGCTGTAAAGAGTGGCGCTCGTCTGCGTCCGCGTCAGGTTAAAGAACGTGGAAACGGTCGTCGCCGCGGTCACGTGCTGCAGGCGCACAAACTCGGAATTGGCAATCGTTCCGTTTTTGATGAAACACAGATCGCCGTCCGACTGCGTGAAGTTGCCGGTTGCGGTTAGCACGTTCTGGCCGGAAGCGTTGCTCGAGCCGCTTAGCGTGTTGCTGATGGCCGCCACAATGCCGGATTGCAGGAAAGCGAGCGTGAACCACTGGTCGTCAGCCGAGGATTTCGCCGAACCCAGGACGCGGATGTTCACCGGATTAGTGAGAGCCGTCGTCACGTCGCGGCCGATATGGATAAGCACAGTGCCGCCGTAGACTGTCGTTACGGCGACCGCGCCCGAGTCGACGACGGTGTTATTCGCAACGTTCTGGACCGATAGCAGGCTCGTGCCCTGCGTCTTTGATGGCGTCGCCATAGCTCTCCTTTACGTCCGCGCTACAGCTTGTAAATCTTGTTCGAGCCGTTATCCCACTGGATGGTGATGTCGCCGCCGTTCGGCGTGACGGGCAGGTTGGTTGCCGTATCGATGTAGGCCATCAGCGGCGACGTCGCGTCCGAGCCGGTGTCTTTGTAGATGATGATGTAGGCCGCCGCCGATCCCGAAACCGCGGTGAACGTGATGTCGGCCGCGTCGGCGACGCCGGCGGTCGACGTCTTCGACGCGAAGTTTCCGGAGCGCGCCACGATGTTGCCGCCGCCGATGTCGGTGACGTACTGGTGCGTGGCGAGGTTCACCGTGTAGCCCGACGTCACGAGCATGCATTTGATGTTCGCGCTCAGATACGCGATGGTCGCTTCGAGAAAGGCCTGCCGGCCGAGGTCGTACAACGCATTAGCCATGGTGAGAAAAGCTCCTGTGTGCGGGCTTAGCCGCTAGATCTTGAGGCCGCGGCGCCGTAGCTCCGCGATGAGTGAGTCGAGAATTTTTGTTGCGTCCGGTTCTGTGACCTGTAGCCAGTAGCCGCCGCCCGGCCCGCCGTTCGGGCCGCCAGCCGTCGCGGGCTTTACGCCGCCGGCGATCGTTCGCAGCTTGTTCACCATGTCCATGGTGTCCGCGTGAATCAAATCGAGAACGCCCGCGGCCCTCTGCACGCCTTTATTCAGCTCAGGCCAGCCCTTCAGCCATTTCACGTTTTCGGCGACGCCGTCCGGACCTTCGAGGGTGATATCGGTGCGCCTCGTCGAGACTTCGATTCGTCCCAGGTTCGTGTTCATATGGGACATCTGAAAATTGCCGATGATGCTAGAGATCGCGCCGACGACTGAGCCGATCGCGCCCACTGCGCCCATGATGCCGCCCGAGGCGCCGCCCGCGGCCGAGCTGCCGCTCCCGCCGCTCGCGTCGCCCCAGATTCCCGGCGTGTCGGTATCGTTCAGGCCGGAAAATGGATCAGTCGAGCCGGCGCCGGCGGAAGTGCCGCCCGGCGGAATGCCGCCGGGCATTCCGCCGCCGCCCGCAGAAGGCTTTATACCGAACATGTTCTTTAGCATGTCCGTCATTTTGGTTGATAGCTCGTCGAGGTTTTTCTTCGACAGAATGAGCCTATCGATGATGCTCGTAACGATTTCCTGCCCGACCTGCTTCAGCGTGCCCATGATGTCCTTGCCGAAGTTCTTAAAGTCGAACATCGCTTTCACCAGCCCGTCGCCGAGCGTTTTGAACGCCTGCGACAGCGTGTCATGCACCGCGGTCCAAACCGGATCGACGCCGAACTGTTTCAAGGCTTGCTTGATCTGCGCGAGGCGGGCGAGCTGGTCGGAGGTAACCGCCTGGCCGTTCTCTTTCTCCTGCTGGACGGACTCTTCGAGCAGCTTTTGCTCGGCGAGTAGCGCTTCTTTGGTGGTGAGCAGCCCTTGCTTTAGCAGGCTGTTGTATTCCGTCCATTGCGTTTCGAGGCTCACCTTCGATTTGATGCCGAGATCCTGAAACGCTTTGGCGTTGGCTTCCATCTGCGTGTTCAGCGTGCCGACGCTGCTATCCGCGATGATCGCGGTAAGCGTGCTGCCGAACGTCTTAACGTAGCCGGTCGCCGAGTCGACCTTCCCGACGTATTCCGTCCACGCCTGCGTGTTCTGGCTCATCGTGTCGAGCTGCGAATGCATCGACTGCGTAACGTTATCGAGGGCCGCCTGCGTGCTCGCGATAATGACCTGGTAGTCGCTCCATCCCGAAGCCGCGTCGCCGAGCGCGGTGCGCTCCGCATCGATGGCGATCTGCTCGTTGACGGCGTTCTTGAGCGCCTTGTCCGCCTCCTCGTTGTAGACCTTCATTTTTTCCGTCAGCACGGCGAGCGCTTCCGGATCCATGAAGTCTTTCATTTTTATCGCGCGGACGGCCTCGCCGGCGTCGAGTGCGCCCTGCGTGAGTGTCTTCAGCCGCGCCGTGATGTCGTCGAGGCCCTGCTTTTTGCCCGCGAAGTCCCAGCCGCCGCCCCAGATCCCGCCGTCCGAGTCGCGCGTCGGATCGGTGATCGTGGGGTTTACGTTCTGGTTCGCGAGCTTCATCGCGTCCTGGAAGCCCTTGTCGCTCGTCGTGTCGGTGTGTAGGATCCCGGTGAGCTGCTGCTTCATGCCCGCCGTGAGGTCTTCGACGTCGCCGAGGTTGTTCTTCAGCCATTCGCCGAGCTTCCAGCCGGCGAACGCCGCCGCCGCGATGCCTACCGCCGTAGCGATTCCGGTAAGGACCGTGGAAAGGCCGCCAAATGCGGTTGTGCCCGTGCCGGCGAGCGTGATCAGTGAGCCGAAGCCCTTGGTCATCGCGCCGATGGCGAACGTTAGCGGCCCGATGCCCGCCGCGATGGCGGCGATCGCGAGAATGAAGTCTTGCGTAAACGGACTCAGATCGGCGAACGCCTTCGCCAGTTGCCCGACGATGTCGAGGAGCGGCTTCATCCCGTCGAGTAGGTTCTTCAGCGTGGTCAGAAGCGTTTCGCCGAGCGGTTCGAGCGCGGTCTGCAGGTCGTGCCCGAAGATCGTAAACTTTTCGCTCAGCGTCCGCGTCTTCTCGGCGACGTCGTTGATCGAGAGCGTCGAGTCGTCCAGTTGCTTGACGAAGTCGCCGATATCCGCTTTTCCGCTGCGGATGGCTTCGACGAGGTCCGTCATCCCGCGGCCGAAAACTTTGATGCCGATCGCGTTCGCCTCGCCCGCGCTGCCGGCGTCCTTGATCATCTGAATCACGACGGGCAGGCCTTGCGACGGGTCGTCGATGCCGGCTTTCGCCATGGCGCGCAGGGCAAACGTCAGGCCCTGCAGCATCTTGCCGGTGTTCAGGCCTTCGGCTTGAAACTTGGCGATCATCGCCGTCGCTTCGTCGAAGGAAAGGCCCATCTCGCGCAGCGCCGGCCCGAACTGCACGACTTGCGAAACAATCTGATTGATCGGCGTTCCGGTCTTCGCCGCCTCGGTGTAAAGTACGTCGAGCTCGCGCGCCATGTCCGCCGTTGAGATGTTCCAGGAATTGAAGGCGCGGGTCGCTTGATCCACCAGCGGCCCGACCTGCGATCCGGTGATGGTCGCGAGGTTTAGAATCTGCGTCGCCAGGCTGTCGAGCTGCGGCCCAGCCACGCCTAAACGCTGTGTTAGCAGGTCGATGGCGGTCGCGGCGTCGCCGGCGCTTACCGGCAGGTTGGCAAATACGTCCTTAAACGTGGCGTCCATGCCGGCGAGCTGGTCGCCGATCGCGCCCGTCGACCGCGCCATCTGTTGCAGGGCGTTATCGAAAGTGGTAGCCGCGTCGAGCGCAGCCGCGCCGAGCCCTACGATCGGAACGGTGAGCGCCGCCGTCATCGCCGTGCCGGCGTCCTTCATTTCCTGGCCGACCTGTTTCAAGCTGTCGGCCATGCCCTGGAAGCCCGCGCTCGCGTCGTCGGCCGCCGGCTTCAGGTTCATCCACTCATCGGCCATGGACTTAGCCGCTTTACCTGTGTCGTCGAAGCCGCTCGATAGTCCGTCGAGCTCGTGCGCTACGTCCTGGCCGAACTTGCCGACCTGATCCGTCGCGCCGGCGAGGCCCGAGCCTAGACTACTGGCGTCGACTCCGATATTGACGACGAGATCGCCGAGCGCTTCGATTCCCATGGGATTGATTAGGTTTTAGTGAGTGGCGCGGCGCCCTTCGAATTCATGGCCGCCGCCCAGGCTTCGAAAATGGCCTTCTGATCGGCGGGCGATTGCATCGGGCCCGGCTTCTTTGGAGCGTTG